CTTTTCTTAGTCAGCATTTTTGCTTTCTTATCGAGATAATTCTTCATTTCAACTGATTCTGATTTATTACCCCAGTTTGCAGCACCGACTTTACGACACTTAACTAATGCACCTGATGCATATGCACTTGGCCAAACTGAATATCTTGACTTAACTTTATGATAGCAAGCATCTTTTGATCCACTACCCTTACCTTTCTTATCTTTTCCCTCTGCTAAAACTATTTCATCTCCAACTTCTACATTATTTTCTGTAAACCAACCACGATTTGCTTCGATTGCAAATAATACTTCACCATCTGAATATACTGGTAAACTACTATATGGTGTTAATTCCTTTATACTTTCAATAGTTCCATCTTCTTTTACAAATGCAATATCAAGTGGAATACGAGTATTTTTCATATGGAAAGAATGATGTCCGACTTCTTCAAATATAAAAAGCATTCCTTTATCAATATCTAAACTTTCACGGAACATAAGTCCTAATCTAAATGATGCATCATTCTTTGGAATCTCAACTAGTAATGGTAGATCAATATACCCTTCACTTGTTGTAGTAGTATGTTGCTCATCAGGTGTATTTGATGTAAGATTTTTCTTTAATTGTTTCTTTGATATTTTAGGACCACCAATCGGATCTCCATATTCATCTCTTTTTATTTCTTCCATTTTCATGACAGATTTACCATACCTCTTTTTCACAAGTTCAAGTGCAGAAGGTCCTTTGTTTACCTTCCTTGTCTTCATCATTTCTTTACTTGGTGGCATTGTAGTTGCATCTTTCTTGTCTTTAGATGGTCTTACTCTTCCTTGATCTCTTGCGACATCATAACCTTCCTCACCAATGTAATTTTCTTTCATTTTCTTTTTATCAGTAGATACGTAAGTTGGTTTTGCAGCACCAGACTTTCCTTGTTGACCAGGATCTGCTTTCTTCTTTCTTCTTGAAGCAGAGAGTCTTTCTGCTTTTGTCATACTAGCACGTTTTGAAGATGATACACATTTGGGTGTACCCTCACCAGGTTTGTCACTTGCACAAGTTCCTCCAGTAACAACATTAACCCAACCAGGTTTACCATCTTTGGACTTTGAACCTTTGAACCACTTATGAAGTGAACCTTCCTTTACAGATTGCTGAAATGCTTTTTTAACTTCAGACACACCAATAACATCGATAAACTCTGCAAAAGTTTCTCCATTTGAATCTTCAATAGTAACTGAATTACTCATTAGAATTAAGAATCCTCTTTATTATTTAGTATTCCTTGCTTTAACATCTTAGACAATTCAGATGTAGATCCTACAAACAAAGCGTTATTAGTAACTGTATTTGGTGATTGTTTCTTATCTTCGTCTACATCTTTAACTTTCTTTTGAAGTTCCATTAATTTATCAGTTGTATCTGCAACTGATTTTATAATCTGTCCTGCAACCTCATATGCTCTTGGACTTGCTGTTTCACCTGCAACTTCTAATACACCATTTAATGATTCTTGACCCTTTTCAATCAACGAATAAAGATTTGCACGAGTGTAATCATAATCTTTTTTAATATCATCAGTTTCAGTTTTTTTCACTTTCTTAGGTGTGCTGACTGGTTTAACATCAATCGCACTACTTGTATTCAAAGCCTCATCAATCGAATCATAGTTAGTCATGGTATTCATTAGATATCTTTTTGTTGTGTTGGACTATATGTTTTTGAATCATTGAATACTTCAATAACACCATTAAATCCAAAGTCATCATCAGGTTCAACTAAAGCATCGTCAGCTGCAGTCAATACATCAATTGACGCACCTGTTAGATGTGTCGCAGCAATAGTATCATAACCACGGAATACAACAATTGTATTTGAATCTACAATCTCTTTAACCTTCATGATTTCCTTATCTATAATAATTCTCATACCAACAGATAATGCGTTAGTGGCACTCACATCCATTCTAGTTTTTGTTTTACTTAAATCGGATTTTAAGACTGCAGTATTATCATTATTATAATCTTGTCTAGCTTGAGGTGTGGCAGAGTATCTTAATTCTCTTCTTGCATTTTCAGTATCAACAGAAGTGTAGTAATCAACTTGAACTTTCTTGATAAGACCCTCACTGGAATCAGATACAGGACCAAATAGATATGTTTTAGCAGTAAAGTTGAGTGTGTATATTAATGCTCTCCTTGTTGTAAAATCTCCTTCATAATCATCTTGAAATGAAATATTATCCAAAACAATTGGCACATCTCTTTTTTCTCCAATTACATTTACTAAATCAATAGTAACATTAAATGATGGTTGAAAATATGGTAATATTTGTTCTACTATTTGTAACGCATCATCATTTAATTTAACAAGAATATTTAATTCAAATCCAATATTATATGGAACTGGCATGAATACTTTTCTAAGTTTACTACCATCAGTTGCTTTAAATGTTTGTGTTATTCCACCTTTTCTTGTTGCATCGTAAGCGATATTAGTTGTTTCAAACGACATTCTTGGAAGTGTAATTTGAACTGCTTTATTTAAATCTGCTTGCTGTTCTAATCTTGCTAGAAATTTTTGCATAGGTCCATAAGCAAGAGGAACTCTCAGGTCACTTGATTCTTGACCTGCACCATCTCGATGACGAATATGAATGTCATTGAAAATTGTACCAAAAGATATTATGGTTTTTCTGAGTATTTCGTGGTAGTAATATTGTCCTAACATTAGAATGTACCGAATGGATTACCTTCTGAAAAATCGAGTATATCGTCAGCTTCACTTTCGATTATCTCGTTTGATTCAAAGGTAGTATTTTGATTATCTTCATCGAAGAAATCGAGTGAATAATTTGTCATCACAGAAGATCCAAATGAAACTACAGTTGTGATACCAGTAGTATTTAACGATAATTTACTTATGTTAATTTGACCTGCACCAATATTTGTAACAGTTGCTCCACTTCCTATGACAGGTAGTTGATTAAATTCTAGTGTACTTAATTCCTGATTTAAACTAATACCAGATGTGTTTATACCCGTAATTAATGTTGTTGTAACACCAATTGTAACTGCAGTAGTTAAACCAATATTAAAGAATGTTGATTCAGTTGCCTGAATAGTTTCACCAGGAATAAATGCTGCTTGTGTAGTTCCAATACCAACATTTGATATCTTAAGAATTTTAGTATCTGTATCCCATTCCTTAACTCTTGCTTCAATACCAGATGAGAGTCCTCTAATAACTTCACCTCTTGAAAAATTACCAACACCATTAATTAAAGATGGATTTGCAATAGTTACAGTTGGAGTAACAGTGTATCCAATACCTGCATTTTTAAGAAGAATATCAGATATTGTATTATCTGCTAATAAATTAACTTCTGCAGCAGCGGGTGATGTACTTAAACCAGTAATAGTTACTATTGGGGTTGCTGCATATCCAACACCATTATTAGAAATTGTAAAGTCAACAATACCAAAGTTACTTAATTCAACAGCTGCTGTAGCAGCAGCACCAACACCACCACCACCTGTGATTGTGACCAATGGAGGAGTTGTATATCCAGCACCTGCATTTGTCAATAATATTCGATCTATAGAGAACAGACCAGCTCTTGTAGTTGTTATAGCAACAGCAGTCGCATTTGCATTACCTGCAACATTTGGAGCAGTTGATATTGCAACATTAGGTGTGCTTGTGTAACCACTACCATCATTATTCAACACAATTTCACGGATATAACCTCTACCTGATGGATTTATTTGTGCGTTGGCAGTAGCAGTTGTACCAGAACCAATCAGTTGAAGAGTTGAAATATATCCCAAATCTTCAAGTTGAGAGTCAATTACATCAATACCAGTATCAAGAACCTCATCCTCATATTCAAAGAGTTCACATTTAAGTTGATATACGTAATTTTTTCCTAACTGATAGAAAGGTTCTTCATGTTCTACAAATTTAACTTCAAATAATCTTGCTCCAAGTGGGAAAAATATGATATCTCCTTCACGAGGTCTTGATGCCAACTCATAATCTTCATCAGATTCTAAAAATGGTGATATAAAATCTTCAAA